CGCGTGGGAAACCATCGACCCGATTATCGAAGCCTTGCAGCTGCCCTTGGATATTGACACCGCCGACCCCGCCAATTTCCAGCACCCGAGCATGCCGGAATACCCGGCCTACGTGCTGACCTTTACCGAACTCATTTAGGAGCCTCCCCGCCATGGTTGCAACCCCCGTCTCTTCCCACCTGCTGGGCCCCGGTTCGCTGAAGATCGGCCCGACCGGCACCGCGCAGGAATTCAGCGCGCAGCTGACTTCTGTCAAGCTGACCCCGAGCTACAGCGCATCGGACGCCATCACGGTACTCTCCGGCGAAGTGCTGCCCGGCGACGATGAACTTACCTGGGCACTCTCCGGCACCATCCTTCAGGCCTACAAGAAAGTCGACCTGATCCACTGGGCCTTCGTGAACAAGCTCCTGGTGCTTGACTTCGACTTCGTGCCGTCCACCGCCGCATCCGATTACGGCTGGAAGGGCAAGGTCAAGGTGGTGCCCCTCGAAGTGGGCGGCGACGTCAAGACGCGCAACACCACCGATTTTGAATTTGCGCTGGTGGGCGAACCGACCGAATACAACATTCCGCTGGTCTAAGCCGTGGGCGCCTTCACCCTCCGGCTGGACGGCGGCCGGCAGCTGCGCGCCGGCCTCGCCGACGTCGAAAACGGCATTACCGACCTGAAGGCCGCCCACGCCGAAGCCGCCGGCATCGCCGCCGAAGCCTCCGCGGCCCTGGCGCCGAAGCGCTCCGGCAACCTCGCCCGCACCATCCGCGCCGCCGGCACGAAGACCGCCGGCATTCTCCGCGCCGGCACCAAGCGCGTCCCGTACGCCGCCCCGATTCATTGGGGCTGGGCCGCCCGCAACATCAGCGGCAGCTTCTATCTGTCCGATGGCGCGACCTCCAGCGAAGGCCGCTGGGTGCGCGTCTACGAAGACCACCTAAACCAACTCGTGAAAAGGATCTAACACCATGGCACTTCAGCGGCTCACCATCACCCACCTGGACGGCACCGAGCGCACCGTCACCCCGAACCTGGGCGACACCCTGAACTTCGAGCGCACCCTGAAGAACAACCCCCGCTGGGGCAGCCTTCAGGAGAACGCGCTGAAGATGCAGCCCTTCCGCGCCTGGTCCGCTGCGAAGCGCGAAGACCCGAACACGGCGACGTGGGAAGAGTGGGTAGAGACGGTGGCCGACGTGACCCTGGCCGGCGACGACGACGCCGAAGACACGGTGGACGGCTTGGGAAAAGACACCCTGACGAATCCGCACACTATCTGATTACGGCCCTTGCGCTGGCCACCGGAATTCCGGTGGCCAGCTGGCTGGCCGAAGACTCCGAAACCATCGTGACGGCTATCCACATCCTGCAAGAGCAGAACGAAGCCCGAGCGCAAGCTAACCGAAGGTAGGCACCATGGCCGGCAAGACCGCCATTCTCTCGCTGAAGATTATCGGCGACGCGACCGGCGCGCAGAAGGCAGCCGCCACGGCGAAGAAGGAAATCAGCGGCCTTGAAAAAGCGGTAGCCGGCGCGAAAAAAGGGCTGGCCCTGGCCGGCGGCGCGGCCGGCGCCGCGCTGGCCGTGGGTATTGATTCGGCGATGAAGGCCGACGGCGCGAACCGGCAGCTGGCCGCCTCGATGGGCCTGTCACCCGAAGAGTCGAAGAAGGCCGGCGCACTCTCCGGCAACCTCTATAAAAACGCGTACGGCGATTCTCTGGAGCAGGTCAACGGCACCATTGCCGGCGTCGCGTCGACCCTTACCACCTTCGCCGCGAACGGCGGCGCCGACGTCGAACGGCTGACCAAAAAGGCGCTGGACCTCGCCGCGACGTTCCCCGAGGTGGGTGACGGCGTATCGACCGCCGGCATCCTGATGAAGACCGGCCTTGCGAAGAATGCCGATGAAGCCTATGACCTGATGGCCGCCAGCTTGCAGAAGGTGCCGAAGGCCATGCAAGCCGAGCTGTTCCCCGTTATGGACGAGTACAGCAAGCACTTCGCTGACCTGGGCATCGACGGGACCACGGCCTTCGGCATCATGGCCGAAGCGTCCAAGGGTGGCGCCATCGCCATGGACAAAACCGGCGACGCGCTCAAAGAGTTCACCATCCGCGCCACCGATGGCAGCGCGGCCACGAAGGCCGCGTATTCTTCCATCGGCCTGGACGCCGAAGAGATGGCCCGCAAGATCGCCGCCGGCGGCCCCCAAGCGCAGGAAGCTTTCGCCAAAACCGTGGCCGGCCTTCAGGCCATCGAAGACCCGGCGAAGCAGGCGCAGGCCGCCATCGGCCTCTTCGGTACGCCGCTGGAAGACCTGGGCACCGCGAAGATACCCGAGTTCCTGGGCGCCATCGACCCGATGGGCGATAAGTTCGATTCGGTGGCCGGCGCCGCCGACCGCATGGGCACCACCATCAACGGCGGCCCCTCCGTGGCGCTGGAGTCGCTGAAGCGCACTGCGATGGATTCCTTCGCCCAGATCGGCGCCGCAGCCCTTCCGGTGCTGGAGCCGATTATCGCCACGCTGAGCCAGTACGCGCCCGTACTCGGCCCTCTGGCTGTAGCCGTGGCCGGCTTCGCCGCCGTCGTGTGGCTGGTCAACGCCGCCATGACCGCGTGGAACGCCATTCAGCTGGTGGGCAAGGCCGCCGTTGTCGTCTCCACCGCCGCGCAGTGGGCCTGGAATGCGGCCATGTCCGCTAACCCCATCGGCGTGGTAATCCTGCTGATCGCCGCCCTGGTGGCCGGCGTGGTCTGGGCCTACAACAATGTCGGCTGGTTTAAAGACGCCATGAACGCCATGGGCGCCGTCGCGGTGGCCGTATGGCAGTGGGTAGTCGACGGCATCAACAACGTGCTGCGCTGGATTGATGATCTGCTGGCCCCGGTGGGCGGCATCGAAGGTGCTCTGCGCATCATGGGCGACGCCGGCAAGGCCGCGTTGGACGGCATCGTGGGCGGCATTCAGAACGCCATCAAATGGGTACAGGATGCCATCGGCTGGTTTGAATCCCTCTTCGGCGCGAAGAACAAAGCCGACGGCGCCGGCGACGGTGGCGGGCCCATGGGCCTTGCCTTCGGCCCCGCAGCGCCGGCCCTGCCCGCCGGCTTCGGTGCCGGCTTCGGCGCCCCGCCGCCGGCCGCCGCCGGCAGCTTCGGCGCGGGCTTCGGCGCGACCGCCGGCGCGCTGGCCGGTGGCGGCTCCGGCGCGTTCCGCAGTGCCGGCCCGACCATCATTCACAACACCTACCAGATCGACGTCAAGGCCGGCCCCGGCACCGATAAAGCCGCGCTGGGCAAGGAGCTCGCCGGCTATATCCGCACCTATGAACGCTCCACCGGAAGGCAGTCACGCTGATGGGACACCCGCGCCCGCACGTCTACATCGACGGCCTGGAGCTGGACGGCACCGCCGGCAGTAGCCGGCCGGTGCTGGCCGGCCTGTCCATCGACTTCGGCGTGAACAATGACGGCGATATGCAGACCACTGAATCGGCATCCTTCGAGGTGCTGGTGATGGCCGAAGCCGGTTCACTGGATCTTCAGCCCGGTAAAATCGTGGCGATTTACCACGACCCGACCACCGGCGCCGAAACGGACTTTACCTACTTCGTGGGCCGCATCGCCCGAATGGAAGCCCACCCCGACGAAGAGGTAGCCGGCGCGCTGCGCGTCAGCATCGAAGCCACCGACCTGACCGCCGACCTCGAAGCGCTGCAACTCGAAGACGTCAACAGTGCCGAAGCCACCGGCGCCGACCGGATGGGCCACATGCAGTATTGGCTGGACGACGACTGGACCCTGGCGGCCTACCCGGTGCCCTACCCGAACCGTATGCACGCCGCGCTGCACTACCAGAACAAACCCTTCCTGGAGATGTTCGATCAGTACCTCCGCGCGCAGCTGATGGTGCGCCGGAACGCGAGCTTCTACCGCCCCGGCGAAGGCGTCACCCGCACCCTGGTGGCCATGCCCGACGCCGCCCGCGACGTCGCCGCCGACAAGCTGGTCAAGGCCGCCGACAGCACGTGGGCCGCGACCCCCGGCGCGCCGACCAACGCCGGTTCCTTCATCGTGCAACTGTCGGCGTCCAAAATTCTGGCCGACGCCGGCTGGGCGATGGAGCCCGACGACGTGATTACCGAAGTCACGATGAACGCGATTCGGCCCGGGAAATGGAACGCCGACGACTTCGAGTGGGAAGACTCCGAAACCGTGGCGAAGATTTCCCGGACCTACGTCAACACGTCGGCGCTGCGCAAAACGTACGGCGTCAAATCGGTGTCCCTGGACACCGACCTGCCCCGCGACTACGGCACCGCGCAGCTGGCCCCGCTGATGGAGCACTGGCTGACCCGCGACGGCGCGCAGTGGCGCACGAAGACCATCAAAATTAAGGATTCCGACGCGCTGCCCCTGCCGACCCTGTCTTACCTGCTGGCCCCCACCTCTCGGTTTTCCGTAATGCTCGTTATCACCGGCGTGACCGGCGCCCGGCCCGACACCGCGCAGCCGGATATCCGCGGCCTGATTATCGGCGGCAGCGCCGAATGGAACGGCAAAAAATGGGACATCACCCTGACCCTGGCCCGCCAGCCCATCATCCCGGCCGACGCCGACTACTGGACCCCGGCCCGCCTCAAAGCC